TCGCCGGATTGTAGCCGGTGATCGCAAAGGAATAACCGCCAGTTATATTGTTCGTTCCGACTGAGATACAATAATTACTTAAAGTTATACAGCCTAATCCAATCAGTCGATATTCATTGGCGATTGTATTCGGAAATTTTATTTTACTCATTCTCCACTACTCCTCAATTTATCAAATCGATTATCTCCGCAGCAGTTTTGCCGTTGAAGGTGTCCCGAATCGCTTTCCGTTCCCGCCGGATACGCTCGACTTCACTCATCAGCGAAGTGCATACTGCAGTGACTTCCGAGGCATCAGCCAGCGCGAGACTCTGATCGCCTTCCCAAATCTCATAAGGATAACTCAAGGTGTCGCGCCGGATAAACAGAGCGGTAAAATTCTGTTGATTCAGATAGTTACACTTCAAATGGATCTCACCGTTTGCATTCTGATAAGCAACAACAGAATTTACGATTTTTTGTTCAGTTTGGGCGTTGAATTTTGTCTTCAGTTCCTGAAGCACTTCCTGTTTTTTGCCAGTGTTTACTTCCCACTGATCAATACCTGCAAAATTAGTATAATCAACTTTAAGTCTATAGTTCTCGTCTGGCGACTTACAGTCTACTTCAATAGCGTCTGGATATTTTTGAGCCGCATATCCTGATAATAAAATTTTTTGAGAACGATCATCATTGAGTACTACATGCATATTTTTACCTCATGCTTTATATTGGTATCCAGTAGTTGCTATTCTAATGTTTCCACCAACATTAGAACTCGCTACTATCTGAGAAGAAGTATTAGTGAAAATGGCAACTTGTCCTGCCCCTGCTCCGCCGGAACTAGCATGGGAACATGCCCCATTATAAACATTGCTGGTATCAGCTGATTGGTGAGAGCTTATATCTGGATCTGTGAATAGAAATACTTTGTCACCAGTGCTTGTATCAGATGCCCAATTAAAAATAGCTTTCGATTTAATATCAATTGGAGTTCTCAATGTCAAGAGGGTTTCAGTACCAATGGCTCCATCATAGTCTAGGATCATATCATCCCAGGAAAATTCTACTAAACCATTACCAAGATCTGTCCAAAATCCTGGGATAATGTCCCCGTTATCATCTGTCAAAACTGACCCTAAATAGCGGTAATGGGCGTGCCCCGCCGCAATAACGACTGGATCTGCGAGAAGATTTGCAGCATTAATATCCGTGTCAAAGCCGGCATCGGTTGTTCCTAGCACCGGATTGTATAGAGCGAAATAGTGATACCAAGTATATGGGGATATTGCCACCGTACCAGCCCTACCCCCGTTCCCTTCACCGAGCACCCAAATTGCGTTAAGTTTTTTGCGAAAGTCCATGATACCGGTCATCATGTAAGTATAAGTGCTGTCGGCTATCTTGCCTGGAGACATTTCAACAGCCATTGGGTCTGTATCATTTATTGACAAGATCATGCCTCGTTCATTCGTATATTGCGGATGCGGATCACCGGCGACAACGTGAGAGACTATCGCCCCCAGCGGTTCGTAAGCATCATCATGATTGTGATCGATACCAGCGAACATTTCGGAGAAATCCCACTGCCAGGTTTCAGCGTTAATAACTATTCCAGTAAGATCTGAAACATTGTTGATTCCCAACGCGAAGTTTTTAACCAGGTTATTGCCCAGGCGTTGGCCGTCTGAAGCGTATTTCAAATGTCGCGGAGTGTAACAGACTGCGACCAGGACATCGTCAGCGCTGGAATACAGTCCGATCCAGTTTAAGTAAAAATCACCGACTGCCGAACCCAGTATTTTGGAGTAAACGACCGTTGTATTATCGATCAGGCCGGTTTGATCGATGGCTGTCTGCAGTTTGATATTTTCCGCTGCCGGCATCACCGTTTCGGCTGAAGGAGGAACACTGGTGTCCAGATCAGGAATGTCCGCAAAAACGATCTGATCTATAGTTAAAACCTGCGCGTTCGCCTGTTTCTGGGCGATCAGCGCTGCACCGGCGGTTGTAATAATCGATTTTCCCATTATTCAGTTTCCTTGTTTTTTTATCTTAAAATTGAATTTTAGCTGTAAATTCTTTCGGAGAAATTAGTTGATTGTCATATGCGCGATATACTTTTTCAAATTTGTTAGTTGAAGCGTTGGGACGTAATATTCGTGTACAAGTTCTTGGAAGAGCGAGAATTTTTTTGTTGTGACCTGGTGCCGATTCTTCAAAAATAAAAATGTTGGTATCTAAAGCAGTTTTCTCTGTAAAATTATTTTGCTTATTATTCAACTTGCACCTTATGTATCTTATTCTGCTCATAATGTTGCTTTAGTATTTTCTGTTTCAAGGTCAAAATTAAAAGGGCGAAATCCGAAATTTGCAGTTGCCAGTGATTCAAATTCGTATCGTCGGCATGTCCGGCCATATTGCCTGATCAACGTATCGAGAAGCCAGACGTAGCGGCCGAATATTTCTTCATCGATCCTAAGCCGGATTACGTCCCAGTTTTCCGCATCGAACCTTTCTGTCTGGGAAATCTCGCCGAGTCCTAAACGCTCCCAGATCCTTTCAAATCCGGCTTTACTTCCAGCGTCTTTAGCATTGGCCAGTGCATACTTCACGCGTTTCCGTAAAAGCGCGTCATCTTCTCCAGGGAACCGGTCGATGTCGCGTTCCCATCCTAAAAGTTCAACCATTTCGATAGGAGCAGTAACCGGATCGATGTTTCCGGAAACCTTTTCCAACCAAGTCTGCGCCAGGTCGTAAAACGTATCAGCAACTTCGCCGATCGCCGTCAGAAGTCCGGCGTTCTGCCAGAATTTAAGACTTATCCGTTCACGCATCTCCATCAGTCACCCCTAATGTGCTAATTCTGGGAACAGTATTTTCGCTGACAAGATCAGCTTGATCCCCCCAGAAGATGGACTCTATTTCGCTGAAATATCCGTGGAGTTCAAAAGTCAGGCGCGAAAAGCTAAACGTCGAAAATGGCGCCGTCCTGGTAACTTCCTGCTCGTAGTCAGTATTTTCTCTGAAAGCACAGCGGATAAATTGCTCGATTTCTCCCAACAGCTCAATTTTGCGTTCTGAAGCAACAAAAGCGTCAAAAGTAACGGTGACAGCCAGATCGTAATTTGCTTCAGGAACAGCTTTTACTTCCAGATCATCGCCGTGACCGTGATTGCCGCCGGCATCGATGTAGCTGTTTATCGCGGTCAGATAATCGGTCGGAGTTGTTCCGGCATCGAACAGGATAAAAGCGTCAGCTGATCCCGGTCCGCGCGGATTATCGTGAACGAAGTAAATCCGGTCGATACTGACCCCTGTCTGCTCCGCTATCATCGCTTTATATTTAGCGTCAGTGTGCCAGTCTCCAACAGCCGAAAATTGATTCCTGACGCGCAGACGCAACTCGTCATCGCTTTCAGCGTCAGCGCCGGGAATGCTCAGCCAGTCGGAATTATTGGTAACTTCCGTTATTCCCGGAACATCAGAATCAATTATCGAGTAATAAGTCGCGCCCAGGTTGTAAGCGGCGCCGTCGTTTTCAGCTTCAGCCAAAACTGAAATACTTAGCTGACCAACTTCCAATACTGCGTCGCTGATCGTGATCATTCGATAAATATTTCCGTTGATTGGAATCGTCCTGACTCGAGTTCCGGCAGGAATAAAAAGCTGCTGTGCACCATTTATCCTGGTAAAAACTAAATTTCCCTGGGCTTTTGTCGCTGCTTTTCGCTCGATGTCGTAAGCCCAGGCCAGTATTTCAAGCATCGATCCGGTCGCAGTCTTTACGTAAAGATTCGGAATTACCGTCTTGATCATGAACGCGATCAGCCATCTGGCCGGACTGGTTATCGCCGCCTGGCAAAAATTCCAAAACGCCGAATACTGCGAATCGTTTGAGATTTCCAAATGAGAATTGTCCGCGATCTGTTGGAGCTCGCTTTTTATCCCGTCTTCAGTCACAGGAACGCCTGAAGCGTCCAGCGCGTCAGCATAAAATTGCTGTTCAGTTGTCAAATTGCTTAAATCAATCTCGCTCATGAATTCAACTCCAAATCTAGTTGTCCAAATTCGTATGTATTAGCTTTTAAGGTCCAATGTCCACGATTTACATTGAAATTATCCGGTGATGCATTGAGTTCAACGGTCCCCGGAATTATCCGTTTATCATCTTCGACCAGCAGAATAATATTTAATAGAAGCAACTGGCGGCGTTCAGCCGAACGCTCTGCGACCATTTCCACTAGATAACCGCTTTCACGAATAGCGTGGACCAAATCCTGCACGATTACGTCGATATCAGTAATGATTACCGCTTGGTTACCATCCAGCACGATATCATCATCTTTTATTTTGATGTCAAAATATTTAGCCATTTGTTATACCTGCAATGCCAACATGTCTTCTAGTTCACCTGGTCCGATTGGATTGGACGTGTTAATTGTCACACCGCCGTAGTTATTAACTTTTGTGTTACTGTTACGTATACCTCCGGCAGGAACGTCGATTTTACGCGCTGCTGCGACACTTGGAACTACTGACTGTTCAACTTCTGTTGTCTTATTGACGTTTACATCTGGATTTAGGAATCCGAGACCAGGAATTTTAGACAGTGTCTTCAGAATTTTTCCGATCCAACCGTCAATATTAGAGAAAACACTTTTTATTCCGCCCCAAACTGTCGATCCCAGACTTCCAAGCCATTCGAAATATTGTCCTATGCTCTGAATAATTGGCAATAATAAGTTAGAAAGCCAGTTATAAACGGTTTCAACTCCACTTATGAATCCGTTCCAGATACCAGAGCCCAGGTCTATTATCCAATTGAATACGCTGGCTATCGCGTCAATAATACTGTTCCAGCTGTTAACGAAGAAATTCACGATTCCATCCCAAATGCTTTTCCAGAAAGAAAAAATAACTTTCAACCCTCTCCACCAGTTAGCAAAAAGTTTCTCCAGCAGATTGGCGATATTAGGACAAACCTTTTTAAAGGCATTCCATACTCCTGAAAGCCAGGCGACTATTTTATCCCAGTTCCTGAACGCTGAAATAACCCAGCCGATTGGACCAAGAAGCATCAACAGGTGATCAGCATATTTTACGACGAAATCACAAACCTCATCCCAGTAGTAGATCAGTCCGATAATGGCTCCAACCAACACCATAACTCCGATAACAATCCAAGTAATTGGGCAGGCCAAAAGTGCAGCCGTAAAACTCCAGACTGCGGCACAGCTCCCCCAGAATCCAAGCGCCATTGCGCCCTGGGCAATTGCCAGGACTTTCGTCCAGATAGCCGAAGCAATCGTTACTGTTTTATTCCAAATAAGATTCAGACGTAGAAATTTTGCTGCCCCAACAACTTTATTAATGCTTGAATGCCAGAGCCAAGTAGCTATGGCGGCAATTTTTTGAGTTTTAGTCATTGTTCCAGAAATGACGTTTAATTTCCAGAGCACAACCTTCGCAATGCGTATTTTAGCGGCCAGCTTTGTCCATAAATCATATGCCTCAACAGCTCTTTCCATAATTTCCCAGCCGGCTGAAAATGCCTCTATTCCTGTGGAAACAGTTGCAATAGCCCAACGCAACGGAGAGAAAACATCTATCGTCTGGATCAAGGCGGACCCCAAATTGCTCAGAGAGCCAATTACAAGGTCTACTCCTGACAAGATTGTTTTGCCGAAAGTAATATCAAAGACTTTCCCAACCGAAACCAATCTTTCAAAAGGTTCAGTTATTGAATCAATCTCTTTTATCGCGTTAGGTGTCCCCTTGGTCATTTCTGGAATAGCAAATTGCATATCATAGGCAAATTTTAACATTTTTCCCGCATCATCGCCAAAATGCATGGCTAACTTTTGGCTTGCTTTTCCCAGAACTCCTAATTCGCTTGCAAAGTTTTCTTGAGAGTCAGCTTCTCCGTAAGCGTTATTGAAATCACGTGTTGCAGAAGTCAAACTTAATATATTTTGCGTTACTCCGAAAATCCCGGCACCGCCATCCATAACCTGGTTTAATCCGGTCGTGAAGTTTTCATACATCTGGGTTATTGCCTTATTCATTCCCGCGGCTGGGCCGGTGACTTTATCGATCAGCCCGATAGAGAAGAATAGGTTTTCTATTGCGGTTTGTGCCATTAATATTTATCCTCTTGACATTACCAGTGTTGCGGATTGTACCAAGTCCTTAACAAAGAGTTTTTATGGGGGTTGATATTTTTTATAGTTTTATATACTTTGGTTTTATTGTGTTCTACTATGAAATGTACGTTTAGATGTTCCCGAAGATACTCCAAAAATATTAAACGCCATGGGATGCTTTGACACATATTTCATAGCAATTAATCAACCTCCTAGTAGTTTATTCATTCTTTCCCAGAATTCATTTTCCAGGAACCAGGCTTCAGCCAAACAGTCTACATCTATTGGTCTGCCCGGAAAATGTTTCCGGGCGTATACTCTCAGTAGATCGATGCTGCCTTCATCTTTTTTAAGCTGCTGAAGCCGACGTTCTACTTTTTTACCTCGATCTCAACTTCGCCCTGGAAATCTTCAACCAGTTTTGCTGCCAAAGTCAAAGAATGACCGTGGTCGCAGATACCTTCCAGCTGCTCCATCTGCTTCTTATCCACCAGTGAACGGCGAAGGAAACGTTTTGCCGGCAGGATTTTGTCATCCGGAGCTGTTTCATTTACGAAGCGGTTGAAGTTGTCGCTGGTTACGTTAAAAACGATGTCTTCTTTATTTACGCTGATAGTAATCTTTTTTTCAGCCATGATCTTTATCCCTTAAGCTGTTTATTTGGTTGTAGCTGAGCTGCTGCCTTCAGGAGTGATATAAGGCACATCATCGATAGCGATGAACTTTGGACTGGTTACGTCAAAATCAAGCTCGAACTCAGTTTCGTCAGTACTGCCTTTGTCAATATTCAAAAGACTGGCCAGTTTTACTTTGCATCCGTAAGCGTTGATCTTGAATTCGTCGTCTCCGAGTTTTGCGTAGCTCTGAATGTCGAAATCATCCAACGCCTGGAAACTCTTTGCTTCTTTTGCAGCGGTAGTAAAAGTTTTCAGCCCGATGCGATCTACAGTGATTTTTCCACTGGCTTCCACATCTCCCTGAAGCCAGCCGTCCGGTCGACCGTTGCGTTTGGCAGCGGCACTGTTGTCAGTAATGTCCAGCGTGAATTTTTTCACGTGAATGGAAAATTTTCCCAGATTGATATCGAAACTCAATCCGTTAAATCTTTGTTTGCTCATTTCAGCCTCCAGTATTTTTTAGTTTTTAGGAAAGATCCAAACCAAGGTACATGGTTATGTCTTTCGGGCACTCGTAAGGACGCGCGGTAATCGCGATCGCCACACTGGTATTACTTGACCAGGTAATCTTGATAGCATTAGCTTCGGGCGAATAGATCATCGGCGGCATTTCAACACCAGCCACTTCGATCGGAACAGAAGCTTCACGCAGCGGACGCGCAAAATAAGTTTGATTTGCGCTGATACTTTTTGCCGTGCTGTTCAATCCGCGGTCCGCGATTCTGCCGATCGCCAGAATCCTGACACGGCGGGAAAGGTAGTCCATCACGCGACGATATTCGTAAACCTGATAGTCTCCAGATTCAGCATCAAGCATCATGTGGTCAGCCCAGTATATGCCATCATATCCAGGATACCACTGTGCCACACTAAAACGTGCTTCAGACATGGTTTTTACCTGCGCGGAACTTAGGGGCGCGTCGTTCACGTCAACCGGATCATCTCCCAGACCAATTAACGCGCCAGTAGCTACTCGCATCGGAGAATCGGCAATTGATGCTCCCGAGTCGCAGAGACGACCGCAGACCACGCCCAGATCGTTACCGTGAAGCAACGGGACCAGAGAAACGCGGTCAGCTGCTACGTCTGCGACCAGCGCGCCAATTCTGGTATTGAAAGCACTCCACGACTCAGTTGCCGGATCAATGCCATCAACAGCAGCGTGAACAGTGATAAATTTAGCAAAGCGGACCAGACATTCGTTCGCGGCTGTCTGACAGGCTTCAACTTCAGCTTTTGATTCTACCGGATGGCAGAGAACAGCAGCTTCGACATTCAGGTCGTTCGGCTTTTCCAGCACCGCGTAAAGAATTTCCTTCCAGTCATCGGCGGCGAAATCCACGCCGACCGCGTAACAAGCGAAATTAGGATCGCGAGAATTTACACGAGCTGCACTGATTTGGGTTTTCAGTTCCGAGTCACCGGCTCCAAGCAGATCATCGAGATCACTTTCAGCGCCGACAGGGATCACTTCGTGAAGCTTCGCCGCGTCTGCGATTGTTCCTAAATACAGGAATACGCGTTCTACACGGGAAAAGTTGCCCTGATTGCTGTTCACTTGAACAACGCTTACACTTCCAATCATTTTTTAACCTCCGTACCGGTCTAACCGGTGTTTATTTTCTTAGCCATTTAGGCACTAAATTCAGATATAAATTATCCATAACCTTGTTAGTCATAATCCAATGTCGCTTCTTCTGCGTAATTGACCGTATAAACTTCAACATCATAAGTTGATTCCCGCCATTCTATGGGGCCGTCTAAAGTTTCAACTAAATAAACATCATCCAGGAAATTGATTCTTATGAAAGTATCAAGGGAACCGTCTTCAAGAGGAGTAGTTGTAATTTCAGGTTCACAAAGGTTATATTTGCCCCGTGTATCGTCATGTTCGTCGAGCCATGCCCGGATCATCAAAGCCAGGAGAACCAACTTCTCCTCGGGCAGGTGCTCGATATAGATCAGGCCCTGGTAACGAAGGTTTGCGAAATGCCAACCCTGCTCAGTTTCTTGAAGGCCGCCTGATTCGACGGTCATTAGCTCGATTTTGCTGCTGAACTGTTCAACAGTAAATCCAAGCAGTAGTGTTTTGGTTTTCAGGTGCTCGCAAAGCTCCAGAAACCGGTTCCTGATCGCACTTTCGTCCACTTTGTTTTCCTCAAATCGTTACTTCTTTTTAAAGTCTAATTACTGAATTACCGCGGCAGCTTTCTGCAGCTCAGCTTTAAAAGTTTTAATTTTTGCTTTTTTAGGATCGATTTTCTCAGCTTGAATGCAGAATTCCAACGCTTTCTCGATATCGCCTTTAGATCTGGCTTCAGCAGCCGCCAGTTTCAGATATTTGATCTTGGTATTATCGTTATTTTGCCAATGAATTACCTGATCGAACATTTTGGAAAAATACGGTTCTATCGGTTTTCCGTTATTTTTTTGTGCTTTAGCCCATGCGAATACTGCGTTTGCAACAAAAGTTTGTGCAGTTTGCCGGTAGCGTTTGGGCATCGGTTGATTTTGATCGATAGCAATTCTAGCCAGCTCTAGAGCCTCATCAAGCTCTCTTAAATCAAAAAGCCAGGCCATTACCTGAGTAAGGATATAATTGTGAAATTCTTGTTTACTATTGATGTAATCATTGACCAGTGGAAGATAAAATTTAATCAGTTTACGCTTCAACTGTTCGCGAGCAGCCCCCTGGGGTAGTTTATTAAGACGTTTGCAGTCAGCTTTCAAGTTAACTAACAGCAGTTCGTGATTTTTTTTGTTTTCAGCTATCTTTTTAATTTCGAGCTTTTGAGCTTTTTGGGCAGTAGACTTGGCGGATTTCATTTTCAATTCTTTCCGAACTCTTTCGCGATGTGCCCATGCAGGAATAATCATAGTTTTCCTCACGCTAATTTTATTAGAAATAAAAAAATCAATTGATATGAGCATTGTAATGACTGATCAGAAAACTAGCAACCTGCTTATTTTGTTAGGTTTTGTGATATCCAAAAAATCACAATGAATCACGAAAAAACATGAGAACTAATTATAAATTTTCATTTTCATGGGGAAATATACGAAGAGGGCAAATGGACAAGGAGTAGCAAGTATTAGCAGATATGACCATTCCGGAAATAGCAGGTCTAATAGCTTATAATTGTGAATTTGACTAAATAAACGTTATAACATTAAGACTTGTTTTCGCATGGCTCTAAAAAAATGTAATTTTATTTAAAATCAGAATGGTAATACTTTGTAATACTAGTAAATTATTAATTATATCAACATCAGGAGGCATGAAGGTATGCGAATAAAATGTCCATATTGCGAAAGTAAAACAATAGTGACGCATCACGAGAGACAAAATTCGCGCGTATCTACTTTGTACGTCACCTGCATGAACCACAGCTGCTCCGCGCGTTCAGTGATCCGCTTAAGCCATGCTGGAACGATTACGCCGCCGGCAGACATCCAGACCGACGCCATGCATGAATGGTTCGCCAATCTCCCGGAAGCAGAACAAAAAGCCATTGCCAAGCAGTATCAGCCCTCACTTTTCTAAAAGATCATTTAAATGTTTTTTAAAGTCTGGATGCATTAAGTTTAAATATTCGTTATCTTCAAAATTAAAATTTGCTAATTCCTGGGAGTATTCAAAATTATCAAAATCGTGGTATATTGTAAATACATACATAATTTGAACAACATGCCTTACAGTTTCTACATAGGCTTTTATTGCTTTCTCACATGAGGCTTCATTAAAAACTTGTGGGGATATTCCGCAAACGCAATATTTACCTCCCCCTTGTCCTAAGTTAGATTTTTTAAAGCCTTTAGTATGAACACTATCTGAGAGCGTTCCAAAATGATCACTTATTTTTTTCTTCCAGTAAAATCCTTTATCTACTTTTTCCCATAATGATTTTAAATGAAAAATATTCCCTAGCATGTCACTGAATACTGGAGTATCTTTTTCTGATTTTAACCAATTTTGACCTTTCTTTTTTATCGAAGAAACTTGATTTGAAAAGTTATGGTAATTATTTAAAGTAAATTTACTATCACTTTTATACATTTTTTGTGAAAAATAAACGGCATAAATCACTAATTCCAGAGCACAACGCATTGCCATATGTGAATGTTTGTAAAAGCCGGTATATATAAGGCTTAGAGCCTTATCTAATTCAATAGAGGCCTCAACATACGGAAAATCAATTAATGGGAAAAAATGAGTTTCACAAGATGTAAGCATTGGCAAATTTGCCGCAAAAAAAATATATTCGTCCAGCCTAGGCTTATTCGCTTTATTATAGTTTTCAATATAATTTTCAGTTGCTTTTGTTACATTTGGAATTGATTCAGAAAGAATTAATGATCTTAATTTATAGTTTTCAGGAGGCAGTTCTTTAAAATCCATATTTCCCTCTTTTCAGATAAAGGTTTTTCTAATAACTTGTTTAAAGGTGTATTTCTTTTACAAAACTTGCAAATTCCTAGAAAAATAAATTCAAAAAAAAAGCCCGGGCAGTCCCGGGCGATATTGATTGATAAGATTATTTTTGACTGGCGTTTTTGAGTAGTTTGTCATGAGGAGCGAATTGGGGACACCATTTGGCGAAGCTGAACAAAAAGTCTTCGCTGTTTTGAAAATAATATAGCACTATTTGATTTCTTTTCTTGCCAAGACTTCCAATAGTGATTCTTCTGTTCCAAATAGGCTATAAGAACTTATGTTCATCAAGTCCAGTTTATTTAAGACTTTTTCTTTTTCTGAAAATGGTATTTTATAATGAGTCAAAGAATCTTGCTTTAAATATGTTTCTCCATTAACAAACACTTCCTCATGAGAACAGTACTCAAAGTCATATCCTTTTTGTCTCAGACAAATAGTGTATTCACTCTGCTGAATATAATGTCTTTTGTGAGTTTTTATACTTGGGCCTATACTCTCAATATGAGAGTCTTTCGCAGAATGACTTTTGCCTTCTCCTTGGTATTCCTGATAACAATAAATACTGACATTATCAACACTTTCGGCGCTGTTAAAAGCAAAATAAGCTGCAACATATGGAGAACGCGTCCAGTCTAAAAGCGGAGATGGGAAGCCAAAATGTCTCAGATAGACCATAAACTCAAGATTAGGGGGAAGGTCAAATGGTGCCTTTTTGTACTCGTATCCTTCAACTTGCCAATCTTTTCCAGTAAACGAACCAACAGCGCTTTTTATTACTTTTAGCAAATGATTATATTTGCTGAAAGTATACTTTTCTTCAGTGAATCGTTCAAGGGTTGTTCGCAATTTCCAATCAGAATCCGCTTGTCCACGAAACAGATAATCAGAGAAAGCTAGACCGTGAGAATCTATTTTTTGGCGATTATCTTCTATATTTTTGTGTACAATATCGTCAAAGTCTTCCCATGATTTCAATTCTATTTCATTCATAACGTGTATCCATCATTCATTATTATCTCCTTTTAAAACATAATAATACGCTTTTATTTTTAGCACGCAAAAAATTATACATTTTTAAATGTGTATCTTTTTAGAAAAACTTGCAAATAGCTTTTGAAATAAACGCCAAAAAAGCCGGGATGTCCCGGGCTATATTGTTATATAGGAAAAAAGAAGCTTCTATAACTGCATTAAGACTATATTATGTTTTTTTTCTAAAGCTATAGGTTTGCCTTCTGTATTATAAAAAAAGCCAATGTCCCAATCTTCAATATCATTGCCACATTGTAAACAAAGGGATGAATTATTTTTAAGTAGTTTTTCTGCTTGATTCAAGTAATATTTCAAAATTTTTTATTTTTTTGCCTCAAAAATAATGCACCCCCCTTTTTCAGAATTCTTTAGACTTGATGGCGGTTGTTTGAAAAAAGTTTTCGATTTTTTTCAAGGTCGCCTGAATCGAAAGATTTATAAACAAAAAAAAATATAAATAATTAAAAAAGGAGATATCATTATGACTACGGTAATTATATTTTTAGCCCTACTCATAATTCTGATTGCACTTGTCAAAGCGTAATCAAAACAAACAATAGCCTCTCAGTCTCACTCTCCTAGAGACGGAGAGGCATTATTAGCAGCCTATATTTCACTTTGCTCGGCATGATTTTCATCTGTCATACGTTCGTCTTTTTCGATGTCGATGAGAACCGCGGTACCGCCGCAGGTCAGCAGAAGCTGCTCCGGGTTGGAGTCATCGAAGTGAGGGCATTCATCATTACACGAATAATGCGCAGATCTTGGACATTTCTGCGGACGCATTTGTCCGCAACGTTCGATCAATAAGCGACCGCCTCTGGTGATTGAACCTTTCATTGTTCGTTTTCCTTTGCTGTTAATTAGTTTTATTTTAGCTTTCCCGCAAAAACAGAGAAAGTTTTTCGGCCAAGTCTCTGCCGGTCTGAGTCAACATAAGATCGCGCATTCGCTGGTCGCTGACTTTGTATCCGTCAGAAACCAATCCAAGGCGCGTCCACTTTTTACCCTTCCGTCCGCCGGAAAGCATCGTTACTTTTTCCTGGCACGTCTTTGGATCCATGCCGACAACCTGCGCTATTTCGCGGATGCAGTATCCCGGATATTCGTAGATCGTCAATAGTATCTGGATGGACGCCAGATCCAGCTGGGGATACTGCTCTGCTATTTCGTCAATTATTCTCATTAAAATGTCCTTTTTTAACGTTTTCCCGGGTTCGATTTCGGAAACAGGTTACATAGGTTACAAGCCTGATTTTTTAGTTTTAAGTCTTTAATTTTGAGCTTGATGCGATGTAACCTAGCTCAGGTTACGTCAGGTTACGTCAATTTTACTAACAAGATTTAAAACTTTTAAAATAAACAAGATATGACATTTTAAAGTGTAACCTGAATGTAACTTTTTAACCTTTAACTCTCAGGTTACATGTAACTTCGATGTAACCTGAGAGTAACTTTTTAATAATTTCCGTAATCTCCTGAATTTTAAGTATTTAATCATGTTTTTATAAAAATGTAACTTATGTAACCTGTTTCCGGTATACGCCCTGACTTTCGCAAAACCGCAAAACCCGAGGCAAAAAAGAGAGGCGTTTTTTTAAACCTCGTCCTCGTTGTTTACCCGGAAAACCCAGCATTTTATAATCTTCTTGAATATCGCCGAACGAACCGGTTTAACTCCTAAACACTGGTGACGTTTACAACCTTTAAATAAAGGAAGCAACTCACTGGTTGACGCGATATTCTGGCGATGTGCGCCGGCTATTTCCTGAAAATGCGGCATGTTGATAGCTATCTGCTTTGGATCGTTCGAATGATTCAGTAATTCCTGAATGCCTTCTGTCGTATTTCTTTCGTGCAGATATTCGTACACTTCCCAGAACTGCTCCAAAAGAATATGATCGCCGGAAAGGCGCTGCTGACGGGAAATAGCGCGGGTCCAGATATAATCTTCAGCCGCCGCCAGCTGGGCGTCTTTCAAATGTGTTCCAAAGATAGTCGGCAGTTGGTGAAGCCAGGCGTTTATCTGCGCGTGATTCAGCAGAATGCGCCAGTTATTTACCTGACCGTTGTCGCGTTCCATCAGCTTTTTATAGCATTTTTCAAATGAACGGAAATATCCGTCTAATAGCTTTCTTTCGTTTCTAAGAACCGCATGAATGAAGCCGCCTAACTCCTGGACCGTCATGTCACGGAGCTTGTTTGCGAGCTTGGCGTTTTGATCATTAAAGTGATCTTTTGTACAGTGGCAGTGGACTATTCGTTCCAATATTGCTGGTTCGCCGTCAACTTCAGCATTTTGACTGATCAGGATCCCCCCGCGAAACTCCAGATTACGAACTTCAGAACCCGCTGTCTTCGCGCCGGTGGTGCGGATTACGCCGCCGTTGAACAGGTTTTTCAATTCAGAAAAGTCGAAGCTTTTAACGTTTTTTCTGCCACTGTCGTGACGGTCTGCTTCAAGAAGTACGACCGGCAGATTTGACCCCTGCGTCATTTGCCTGGAACGTCCCGGCAGGGTTGTTTTATTCGGGTCAAAACCTTCATAACCTTCAACACCTAAACAACGCCACATAAAACGGAGCTGCGTTGATTTACCAGCACCAGGTTCTCCAGTGTATTCAAGAAACGGCCAGGAATCCTGTTTCGCTCGAATCTGCTCCGCGAACAGAGTTCCAAGCCACCAGGAAAGCAAAACCATTCCGTTAAGGCTGAAAGCCTCGTAAAAAGCGTGGATCCATTCAGCACTGAATTCGTCAGCTTTCCGAAAATTCAATCCTGAAAGATTACATTTAACAGAGTTACGACCGAACGTGAAAAAGCCGTGCTTACTAATCTTTTGATATTGTCCATTGTGGTAAGCGAAGTCCGGAAAAACATAAATCTTAGTTTCCGGCTCGTAACCGGCGAAGGGAACGCCACGGACAAACTTGATCCGGCTATTGAACCAGCGTTCATGGAGTATCGCCAGATCGTTATTGCTGCCCGTAAATGGAGCGAAGCCGGTATGCTTCAAAAGCCCATTAGAAAAGTTGTCGGCCGACTTGTAAATCGTACCGTCAGAATTCAAAAGCATCGATGGCGTGTGATTGGCAAATTCAACGTAAAAAGTATTTGTCCGCTCCTGGGTTACGATGTCTTTTTCAATGTAGAGAAATTCCGGTTTGCAGGGGCAAATTTTTTTAACTTCCGCGAATGAGTTGAATTGCGAGAAATATTTGTCGATGGTTTCCCGCGGAAGGTTCCAGCCGTATTCCGAATCCGGATATTTGAAGCGCTCATCTTCCCGGGTATCCTGGAATTTTTTATTATCTATTTTGTAGCAATAAAGCGCATTTCTATAATCGATGATCGAATGCGTATAATTATATTTACAATAATGATAAAAAGCTTTCAGCTGATAGCTTTCGGTCAGGTAATAAAAGCCGCGGTAGAATGAATCCTGAATATACTGTTCATTCAGACGTTCATCCCGGAATACATCGTCCCAGTCTTCGCCGATCTGGGGAAAAGCTACTGCGACGCGTTCGCCCATTGCTTCAATCTCGCGTTTAAACTTGATCGTATTGTCGCGACCTGCGTTGTCGTTGTCTTCCGCGAGGATCCACGTGATATTCTTTCCGGAATGTTCTTTGATAATATCGCGAGGCAGATTATTAGCTGAAAGTCCTGAAATACTTTTTTTGCCGATATGCAAAAAAGCCATCGATTTGAAAATACCTTCAGTAATCCATATCTCGTCGTTTTCCTCGAACTTCATTTCCGGCGGAACCCAACCGTAATCTTTATAACCGCGGTTTCCGATCTGGATTATTTTTGCCTTATCGCCGTTTCTGCGAACATCATCGGCGTTAATGATCCGGAGCCAGTAACAGGTCTGGCTGATGATTACTTTTACCGCCGGGTAATATTCTTCCTTTTTCTGATGTTTGGCGTTGGCCTGGATGTACATTCCTTTGATCTTTTCGAGAGAAAAGCCGCGAACCTGCGACATGTAAGCATCAGCTGTAGCGTTCGAATTTTCCGGCGTCGATGGATGACGCCGTGAAAGATTCTCGAAGATCTCCGGAAACAGTTCACGCGACGTTGCTGACCAGCGACAATTATTAAGCCGTCCGCAGTTTACTCGAAAAGGCTTATTCAAACTTACGAAGCATTCTTTCTCGCCACAGTTCGGGCAGACTCCGAAGCGTAAGTAATTTCCCTCCTGTTTAAAATTGAATTGAGAATCGGATTTCAGGGCGTTTCTTATTTCCTCCAGCAGGGCTTCAGGATACTCGCGCATAATGAGGCTCCTCAGTATTAATAAAAATTGGTGATTCCTGGGCAGCCCTCATCAGTTCCCAATGGAAAATAATCGTACAGCGCGCCAATATGACCGGTATCTGGCTATTGTAAATATTGAATTTCTCTCTTTTAGTAAACGGAAATTCAAAGTCCATGATTAAACTTGTACCGGCGTTTTTTACTTCCAGCCTATCGTGGCGAAGAATCGCCTCAAACGTCTGACCGCAAACGGTGATTTCTTTAGCAGCGAGTCGACTCATTATATTCCCCTTTGGCGAGTTTATTTAATTTTTCACGTGCAGTTATTTCGAGTTGATCGACAATAAGCCTTACCATTTGATCGGAAATTGCTAAGAATTCCGGCCGGTTGAAATGATTTATTTTGATAGTCGATCTATTATTTCGCTTTTTCATTTGCGTATAATCCTGTTTCACAGGCAAGAACAAATTCTTCAGTTACTCGCTTAATTATTTCCCACTTGTCACACATTCTTTTTGCGTCATGCTTTTCTATGATCTGTTCCTCGTGGGACTTGCAGGGTTCCCCTAGTAACACCCAAAAATCGCAAAAAAGCTCCGATACCTTGGGAATAGCCAGCGTTAGCGCCGCATGAATAGTAGTTTTGCTGATCAGCATCAACCCGAATTCTTCAGCTATTCGTTTCAGGAGAATAATTTTCCCGTTCTGCACGTAAGTGACGTCTATAAAATTGATTATACAGTCCACAAAATTCTGTGTGGATTCTTTCGGTAAATATGGCAACTGCCGATTGTTCAGGCTTCCCAGCGATACTCCAATAGCGCTGGCGACCTCCTCTAGATTACAGTCATTCAAGACCGGCTTCAGAACTTTTCTGCGGTTCATTTTCTCCTCCGATGATTTTTCAGAAAGAATTCATTATTACTATAAAAAAGACATTGTTAATCCATCACTTTATTCATTTACGGATGATTTTTACCTTTTAAATTCAGTTTTAAGAAAAAATCATTAGCGACACACAACATCTCTATGTACATATTATGTATTAATGCATATGACTAGGCAAGAAAAGTTCGGGGTGTTTTTTTATGGCATTTATTAACCCGTTAGATAGCATCGGGAGCATTTTAACTCCCTTTACAGTTGCAAAATCCCTGCAGAAATCCCGTGCTTCGATGGTCACTCTAACCGTAGTTGTTTTTTTAGGGTGTTTGTCTTTTAACACTTTTCATCCTCCTGTGATTATTAAATCTGGCATAGAGTATATTATGCATCAATACATAATTCAAACATAAATGTAGATAAAAATAGATTTTTTTTCTACAAGCTGTATAGTTCAGGGAAGTTGAGGATTAAATTGATTTGGAAAGGGGTTAAGGAGTGGACGTTTTTTATGAGGGTCACAAAAGAAATACAAGACGCAATTAAGCGCGCATGCGACTCGTATGGCTATGGTGGACAAAGTCGGTTTGCGGAGAGGACCGGTGTTAGTCAGTCGTACATAAGCCGCTATATTAACGGCAAGACAACAGAAATGAAATCAGACGTATGGGAAAAGCTGGAGCCGCATATACGGCCGTATATTCAGATTATCCAAACGAATCATGGGTCAAATGTGAGCCAGTCCGTTGGAAAACCTGAAGGCGCCGACGTAACCTCAGAAGACATTTACTTTTTAGTCATAAGTAAAAAGTTTCCGCAACTTTCTGAATTAAATAAAGTTCATGTACTCAAATACGTAGAGGAACTGCTTGAGACCCAAAAATAACTGGAGTAAAAATGACTGAGGAGAAAAAGCCAAGTAAGCGAGTTCTAAAATACGGGCTTGGCTGCTTGGGGATTATTGTTGTTGGATTTATCGCTCTCGTGATTATCGGAAATTTACTTACAACACCGGAACAGCGGAAAAAGTGGCGAAAAGAAGTTGGAGCAAATAATTCTGATTTATACGCATCAGCGGATGGAATCAAAAAACTACCGCGAGAAGACAGAACCTTGGAGCATAGATCATTTTTGTATCATTACGCACAATGGATATTTCTTCATTATGAAATGAATAGGCAACAATGGCAATTGCGTAAAGCTGGAAAAGTACATCATACAGGGTAGAAATGAAATATTTGATTTACACGCGCGTCTCTCCGCGTGGGTCCACGTATGAAGGAGAGACCAGCGTCGGAATGCAGGAACAGATTTGTCGCGAGTACATCGAAAGGCAGAACGGTATAGTCGCCGGAGTGGTTTGTGATGAATTGATCAGCGGCAGCCATACCAACCGACCAGGAATTCAGGAAGTATTCACTCAGATCGATTCCGGCGCTGCCGACTGGGATGCCATCTGCGTTTACAAGATGTCCAGGCTTACCAGGTCATTGTTGGACCAACTGCTTATATTCCGCAAATTCGTGGAAAACAACAAAGGTATCGTTTCGGCCACCGAACCGCATTTTGATTATTCAACACCTTCCGGCCGTTTCCTGCTGTCACAGATCGCCGCGGCCAATCAATACACCCGGGAAGTCAACGCGGAAAATACGCGCAATAAAATGATCAGTATTGCTTCAAAAGGCGAATGGCCAGCTGGACAGCCGCCTTTTGGTTATTGCCGCGGCAAACGCAAAGATAATGTTTTGTACATCGATCCTCGAAAAGCTGCCGTCGTCCGGGAAATATTCAATATGTACATATCCTCCGTTTATATGACCAAGGATATTTGTAAAAAATTCCATATGGGGCGTCAACAGGTGCTAAATATTCTCCGGAATAAAATATACGTTGGCAAGATTGTTTATGCCAGCAAAGAATTCCCGGGAAAACATGAATCCATAATAGATGACAAGTTATTCCAGGCAGCACAACGAAAATTGCCGGATAAGCGCCATAAGATACGCCCCAAGTCAGCAAAGTATGATTATTTACTGTCCGGCATCCTGCGTTGCCACTGTGGCCGTTTCATGACGCCAGCCAGCGCCAAAAGCTCACAATACCATTATTACCGCTGCACCGACAATGTAACCTGCAAGAATCGTGTATCGGCTCCAGATCTCGAGAAAAGAGTTATCAGTTCGCTGCGTGGAATAAATTTCTCCGACGAAGCAAAGAAAAAGCTGTATGCCGAAATCGAAAAACGCCGTCTGGATTTTCTCACATCAAAAGAACCGGAGATATTGTCTCTCGAAAAAGCATTAGCGCAAACCAGAAAAGAACAGGAACGGATTTACCAGGTACTGCTGGAAATGCGCGGCGATAATGCCAGGTTCCTGAACCAGCGTTTGGAAGATCTTACCCATGAAATAGAATTATTTGAAGAGCAGCTCAAAAAATTTAATTTACTCAAAAGAAAAGATAAAAGAATTTATGACGAGATGTCAACTATGGTTGAAAACATCAATAACCTATCAACGCTCTTGAAAAAATATCCTGGAAACAAAGAAATCGAGAGACAAGCTATTATTACCAATGTTGAAAAAATAAGTGAAGTTCCTGACGGGTCTTTCTGGGCAACTTATAATTATAGTTCGTCCAGTCATCAAGTTTGGCAACCCCGCCTGGATTCGAACCAAGACTAAGTGGACCAAAACCACTTGTGCTACCATTACACCACGGGGTTGCGTTTCAGACTTTTATCAAGCTGAGCCTTACATATTAGCCGTTTTTTTG